AAATGTCATGTGGTCGATATTAGCCACATCTCTTATTTATTACGTATTTGTTAAATTATAAATCTTGTCATATAGTATATATTATATGTCAGGGTCAGATGTTACATTAAATTATTTAGCAAATGAAGATATACAAAATCAAAATTCAAAGGCATTAAGTTATAATGTTGTACGTTTCCTTCCAGACATTAATAATATAGAAATTGATCAACCTCTTGGTTCGAGATTATTGGTAAATCCAGAATACGATTCCAATCATATATCAAGCAAGTTTTATCAATTGCCTGGATCACATACCCCCCAATCCTGTGCGATAAATGCCGCAATTATTGATGCGAATGCACGTTCAAAAACGGAAAAAGATAAATCAAAGAGTAGCGCACCTGTATTGCAACCTGGATTGAGTTTCAGTATTATAGAAGGTTATTTCAATGACAATTTAGATATGGTTGAAAAAAATGGTCCGAAATCTGGTTTATCCAAAACGTCAGGAATTACATCTAAATTCACATCTATTATGGATTGTACAAATGGTATAATTCCTGCTCGCCATACGATCCATTATTTTACGGTGAAACATATAGGGTATTTTTATCCCAACGAGACGGGAACATGGCAATTTTCATTAAATAGTGATGATTCGAGTTTAATGTGGTTAGGCGACAAAGCGATAAATAATTATAACATGAATAATTTAACCGTCGATGCTAGATATTTGCATGGCATGAGAACTGGAGTTGGATCCATGTATTTAATGAAAGAAACACTATATCCCATACGTATATATTTTGGTGAAAACGGTGGTGGTAATGACTTCATTTTCGGGTTCAAAGCCCCTTCCGGAAAAGATTATGGATACACGGGTAGTGGATATACCGGATCCCCTGGAGGGTTGCTATACACAAATGGTAACAATTTTTCCACACCAATGGTGAATCCGGGGACTTTTTTCTCCATCGTAAATCAGAATAGCGATACTACCAAACCACCCAATTTCGGGTGTTATATTTACGGGAAAAAAACAAAAGATAATATGGTACAAGGATTCAATAAGGCGTCAATAGAATCCGATTTTGAATTCATGCGCCAGAATTTGAGTGATGTAGCGGTTGTTCCTGCATGGAGTCTTATAGATTCCACATCTGGCGGTGGATTATCGCTTCTCGCAAATAATCCAAATACGACAGCAATAAAATTGGAAAGGGGTGTTTTAAAAATGAATGGGAACCCTATTACACAAATGGTAGATAGTGGTACAGGACCATACCAAGCGACGATCCAAGATGATGGCAAGTTTGTCATTAAAGACCGTTCGAATAAGGTTGTATGGGCATTGCAACAGATAAGTTCGAATGACGATTATGGCGATACACCGGATGGAACCCAGCGAATTTCAACGGAAGTATTCAACCAGATTGTTAGTTCAGCGAATCCGAATAATATTTGGTCAAATTCCGGTGCTCCGAATACAATGACGGAAGGACAGGGGTTGTCATATAAAGGTAAAGTAGGAGGTACATATCCATTCTTGGTTTCGGCCAATGGTAAGTTTAAAATCGACATGGATGAAACATGCAACTTAAATTTGAAAATATCCATGACAATTACTCCCGATACATTGGAATTTACGACGGGTCTAAGTAAACAACCTACGAAATATTTTTATACGGATGCAAATGAACCCTACATGTATTTAAATATGGTGTCTGGAGATAGTAAAATATTGAATACGTATTCCTATTTACAAGAAGATGCAAAGGCGTCCATTGTAGATCCAAAGGCAAATATATTGAATTATAATACGACAAACTTTACCGAATATAAAGGATATTATCCGTCTAGTATAGGATCTGGCAAAACAGTGACCGAAGATGGTCCCGCGCAATGTCAAACGAATTGTAAAATGGACAAATCATGCATGTATTATTATACCTATATGGATAATGGGAAACAAATGTGTTATTATAACACCGACAATACACCGGTAACATTCGCAGTAGATCCTACTTCAACTGGAACAAATATGAATCCGAATAATTCTACTTTATACGTTAAAAATCCGGATATAAAGGTGAGTAATTATTTTGGCAATTCAAAAGTGGTGAAAAGTAAAACTACAAACGACTATAAAACGGGATTACCAAAACCTGCATCAAGTGATCCCTCTCCATTAAATGATATGAATATGCTCGTCAATCAAGATTACGAACAACAATATGTAGATTATGTTAGTTATTTGTCAAACAAACAATTAAGTTATCCATTGTATGTTACTGATAAATCGAGTGATACAAGTACAAATACAAAATTTGGATGTGATACATTTGTGGGGGTAATGGAAGAAATGGAAAGTCCTTTACAAGAAGGATATTCTTCTACTGAAAATTGTCGTAAAACACAAGAAGAAATTGCTAGAAATAATGAAGCGCAAGCACGGGCACAGGCCGAAGCACAAGCACGGGCAGATGCACAAGCACAAGCCCAAGCCCAAGGACAAGGTAAATCGTCCAAAAAGTCCAATATAATATATAATTTTGATAGAATTAAAGATGCGCAAAATACATCTCCACCCGGATTTTCACCTGCGAATCCAATAATAGATGATCCGGACAATGTACAATCGGTGAATTTCAAACCAACTGCACTATTCGGTAAAGGTGGATATAAAGACAATAGTAGATCATTAACTCAATATAAAAATCCTAGTCCTCCAGAACCATTCCTGCAATTTTTTTCCAGTAAACAGAGTCTATCCTATAAGGCATTTGGGAATATCTATACACACAAGGGATTGGCATATGAATTTCCAAATGCAGTCCAGCCAGTAAATTGGAACGAAAAGCGATTAGTATTAACCACGGATAGTCAATTCCAGAAGATTCAAAACCCGGATCCAAGACTTAGTTTTGCAAGTATAGAAGGCGGAATACAATTTCCGCAAAAACCGGTAGTTGGAGTAGGACGCAGTCCAGGAATTACCTTTTCATTTTGGTTTCGATCTGACTTTACGCCTCTTTGGGCTCGTATATTTGATTTTGGAACAACTTTATACGCAGGAACACGTTTATGCTGTTGCCTATTTCCGGATGGACTGCTTTTTCATAACGTGTACGAAAGTACTTTAGTGAATTCTACGCCAAATGTACGTGGTGGTAATGATGGGCAATGGCATCACGTATATTGGAGTATCTCGAATGACGGGGAACCATGGAACATTTATATCGATAATGTGAAACAGACCGTCGCATTTCCACGAACCGGAATCCCACAAGAAAAATTGACAACTTGTCTATTTGGTGCAAGTCTATGGTTTGTTCCACACGGAGATCCGTTTTTTACCGGTGCAATTAGCGATTTTAAAATTTACGATTGTGTATTGGAACATAATCTCGTGGATAAATACTACAAAGCGACAAAGGGAAAGTATGCCAACCTTATAGAGGGATTTCAAGTAATAGAGGGATTTGACTTACCATCTACGGCAATTGAATATAGATACATACCCATGGACAATAACGGGTTTCAATTTGGCAAATCAGCTATATTACCCGGATACAGTATAAGGGAAAATGGATCTTCGTCGTTTAATGGTAATATGGCAACCATGTATAAACAAAATCTAGGACAAGCACCCATACCTGAATTTATCGTTTCATCAAATACACCGAGTAATGCTAAAAATAAACTTTCGGGGTCTGTTGAATTCGACGGACAACATTTTGTAGATGTTACAGAGTCCGTACAGATTACAACCGCAGGGACTACAATATACTTGTCGTTTGCTTGTACTCAAGCGAATGCAACGATTGCCGGACATATATTTACATGTTTTTTGGGTAATTCGATAGTTATGGGTGCAGTTGTGCAAAATAGTAAGGTATGGGTTATTATCAATAATCAATACTATAATACAGGAGTATTAATCGAAATAGGTGACACGAAATGGAATAACTTTATTTGGGTTGTAAATCCAGATGGAACAACCAATATTTCAATCAATGATAGTCCATTGATAAATATAAAATATGTCAATAAGATCGCCCCGGCAACATTAAAAATGTATCTAGGTGCAAATCATACATGGTATCATACAAAAAGATGGTCGAACCTACCAAATATGATGGCGAATGGCAATTATGAATCACAGAATCCAGGTTCTACATACAATCAAATAAAGGAATGGAATCAAATAGGTAAAGTTAGATCGGGACCCAGTGGGCGAGGGAATCCATGGAATTTTCCTGGAGGATTTTGGTACTATTCTGTTTTGCAGAATGGCATAACGCCTACAAATTCGGTAATACAACAAACAATGTTTATTCCACCTGCAAGTTGCGGGTTAGGATACTGGCATGCCGAAAGACCCGGATTTGGACCAGTGACATATACACTGAAAGTTCAATCAAATGCAACTGGACAAATTATACACACATATGATTTTGCCAGTATACAGGCAATTCAAAAGAACAAAGCGAATAAAACAATCACTTATTTAAATTCAAATGGTTGGTCCAATGTAAATGTCCCGATCAATGTAACTGAAGCCGGATATTATACAGTCACATTTGAAACTACTCAAAAATCCGGAGATAATGGACTCGGTTTAGCAGCAATGATTTTAGTCACTTTTGACAGTAGTTTATATCGAGGCTATATCAACAATTTGCATATATTCAATACAGCATTATCTAATGAACATATAAATATGATGATGGGAAATAAAAAACATGATTTTGTCATGAAAGGGGATCATATCGTGGACGGATTCACTTCCTATGAACCCTTTTCATCCAAGCCATCAATTGTTGAAGGCATGAATGAAAATCCGGGTGATCCGAGTAAACCGGTTTTACCAAGTCTTAATCCTGCAGTTATTTCACCAGTAGAAAGTGTAAAAGGAAAACAATTAAAAGATACTACAATTAGATATGCAAAACCTCCAGCGAAATATTCGCAAGGTTATACATCAAAAGCATTTAGCGCCAATGGAAATCAACAATATGAAAAATATCAAATGAATACGGGTATTTTAGGTACCGTTGCGAGTGAATATGGCTCACAAAGACATGACATTATTCAAAATTTAAGAAATGGCGATGCATTGGGTATTGGTACATTAGCACAAGACGTAAAAAGTATGAAACAAACAATGGGAGACAATAGATATCAAGATGAAGAAACTAGATTTGCAAATACTGTACCGAGTAGTTCTGACCGAAGAACTATCTCCACTACATCTCCTGCTCTTTCGTCATATAAGACAGATGCAAATAAAAAATATCAATACGGAGACATATTTGACAAGGACGAAATATTGAATGGAAGCGATACTCTCAGTGTTGCGAAAAATGATACACGAGAACTCATTTTACAAGAAAATACGATTCATTCTATAGGACTTATTACATGTGCGACATTATTAATTACTGGAATCATGCTTGCACGCAATTAAACCATGGAAGAAATAGAATGTCCCATTAGATATGTAGTGAACTAGTGAAAGCGATTCAGATATCATAATAAGGTTGAAGTTGCAATTGAAAGTTTAGTGATATTTTATCATTTTATAAATGATAAAATGTAAGCATAAAATATATGTCAGGAGCAATCGGTGATATCGAACAACAACGATTATTGGATATTCAAAATACAGTTTATGGAGGTAGTTCTGATGGTATTACTCAATTGTTACAACTACAGGGATATTTGGATACAATAAATTCAGATATTGTAGATTCTTCTTCTGCGATAACATCCTTATCCTATCAAAATGAAACAAAACAAATTTTGGATCATGAAATGGGACGATTAATCGAAAAGAAGAATGGTATAGATGATGCGTATGCCGGAACAAAACGTATCGTTCAATTGAACCAGAATTACCAAAAACGTTATTGGGATTATACAAAGGTTCTTATTATGTGGGTGTTTATCTTGTTTGCATATTTATTGTATGGTATGCTAGAAACTTATTTTCCGATGATTCCTCCGGTTCTATTTGATATATTAATGATCATTTTTGTAACAATGGGCATTTTATATACATTGTATATCTACGGTACATTACAGCGATATGATTTAGCAAATTACGGAAAAATAGATGTAGGACGTCCATCATCGATTCCTACACCCGATCCAACCGCGACTCCTTCTCCTGGATCAGCGAATGGCAATGGAGGATCTAATTATTTACAATCCAATTTTGATGGTCAGGCGTATTGTGGTACAGGTACGAAATGGAGCGCATTAGGCGGTTATTGCAGGCCCGATGCTACTAAAGGATGGAATGTTAAAAATAAAGTCAATATCACTAGCGCGAATTGTGAAAATAATAAAGTTAAAACTACAGAAAGTAATTCTGCTGTTGGTGACGTTTGCGAACCATTCGGTCCGGTTGAAAGTACCGATTACGGATTTGTCCAATAGATAAATTATACGGATAATATAAAATGTCCTCCGACGAAGCGATATACACTACTATCAAAAACGAAAATAACCGTATCGCAAATCAATTGAATATAACTACCCAACGAGACTCTACTTCTCAATCGAAATCAAATTATCGGAATATCGAAACGATTAAAATCCAAAAGCAGAACTATTATCTTTTTTGGATATATTATGCATTAATTCCCGTATTGGCCTATTTTGTATATAGTAAAATCACGCTTGATTATAAATATAAAATAGCCATTGTTCTCGCCTTTATACTTTATCCTTTCATCATATTTCCCATCGAATCGGGTATATATACTCTATTCACATGGCTTTGGGCATTATTTATAGGAACACCCTACAAGTAATACGGTGGATCGATGGATCGATGGATCGATGGATCCACTATTCTACGGTTGTGTCATACGGGCTTCGCCCGTCTTTAGATCGATCTCTATAATACTATTTTCAGGGATCATGGTCGGATGGTCCGATACCTTTTCCGATGAAATGATGAATCCCCCATTCGTTTCGTCTATCGTATCATAATAAAGCGAATGTGGATGCTGTTTCGTAGTATAATCCGCGGGGTTGTAATATAGATATCTCGTTGCAATGGCTACTTTTTTATTCGCGTATATGAAATTCGCCGAGAGTTCGATCTTGTGTGTTGCAAAGGTTTGAAAGAGGATCCGGAAACTTTCGACTGGATCGCGTTTCTTCTCCAGAATTGTCAGATAGAAATAAAAGAGGTGTTCCGAATCCGTATGGCCCATTATATGCCCCCTGTATTTGGGACGGATCCATTTCACAATCGTCTCCCTGTGCTCTGCAAAATCGAGTATCCGGCCATTATGGAAAAAGACGTGATCCCGATAAACGAAGGGGTGTGTATTTTCCAGAGTCACGGAAGTATCATCGCATATTTTACGCAAATGTCCCGCGACGAGAATCGCGCGTTTAGGGATACGTTCCGGCTGGAATTCGTCCATCGCATGGGATTTGTATATGACCCAATCTTTGTGCCCATTTTTCCCCACATTATTCGACTGTGCGAGTAAAGAGGCGAATCCGAATCCTTCCGTATGTGGACCATTGTCCCGATGATTCCTGTATCCCGGGGTCTGTTTCTTATATTTGCAATGTCCCTGTTTGAAAAATCGTTTGATATAGATGGAATTATCATCTATATGAAATCCTAAAAAGAGTCGACACATAGATATATTATTTCTACATTTTTATTTCATCAGGGGCGTAAATACCAATGAAATGTTACTAGTGCGAGATATGCGAGCATCATATAATACATCGGCACAATGAATCCTATAGGACCCATCTTGCGATAATAATAGGCAAGTCCTATATAGGATCCTGCAACGGTATATTTGAACCCCGGATGAAACGGCAATTCCCATGCGAGTCCATAGAAGAATCCGATAAATGTGGTCGGATCTGTCCCTATTTGTTCTGTATATCTCGCGACGAAATAATAGGCCCGGTAGAAATAAGATACGATACGGGTATATTGCACGGATCCATAGAATTCCGTATTGCACAAAATGAAATGGAGTTTGAGCAAGATTCGTGGGGTAAGATGGTCCCCCGTTTTCGCCACTTGATGTGTTGTTCGATCGAAATCGAAGATCATATAATCCCCTTGATTCATCTTATGTTCTAAATTCAAGTTCGTAAAGATGGTGGTGGTATCATTATTTGCGCCAGAAACCCCGATGATTGTCCTATAGAATTCGATAAAGGGGAAATGGAAAAGGATACAGTCGCGATGGGGAACCAAATTGGCGGATGCCCCATATAAATGCGTGCCTTCGAATCGGGGTCTAGGATTCGAATAATAGATCTCGTTCATGGATTCGATCGGATATCCATGATACGGCTTTGTCGTCGCTCTATAGATTGTGTCCCATAGATTATCATATTGTATGTGATCGAAAAGGGGTTTGAGACGTGGATCGAGATCCGTATAATATACATGATACGTACTCGCCGATGGATTCGGGATAAAAAAATGGGTGGAAATGTTTTGTAATATAGGATGTATATGAAGGGGCAATCGACCAATCCCCACTTTACCTTCTATCGGATCCTGATGCGTAAATACCATATGTTTGACTGTGGGTCTACTATACCATGCGAATATTTTATAGAGATCTTGGAGAAATAGTGATCTATAACTTCAAGTGCGTTAATCGAATTCATTGTCATTTTCGTGTTCTATATCCGTAATGAGTGCGACATTCTTCCATCCAGTTGCGGTGTACTTGCCATAGGTTTTGTCCATGCGTTCATTGAGATCGCGTATATTGACCTTTTTATTTCCTCCGTTCTCCGTCATCCATTCCTTGAATGCCTGTTGGAGATTCCTCTTTTGCAATTTGGATCCTTGATTCTGGACGATGCTGTCCGCCATGAACCCAGCGACTAAATCCTGATTCTTGCGGTATTCATTCGTATATGCCAATACACGGTCGCAATCTGTCACCATGCCTTTCGTCTGAATTGCAATATCCACGAGCATTGCCATGAAAACGGTTTTCCATTTCTTGAATTTATCGATGATATTCTTGTCCAATTTGAACTGGTGCGGTTTATCTGGATCGTCCGCCGTGGGATTTTCCGTGAAAAGGGATTCGAATTCCACTGCGCGGATACGACGCCATGTCCCGTGATCTTGCGATTTGATTTCCATGAAATAGTTTGCACAGACCACCATCTTGAATTGGGGAGTGAATGAAACCACGTCGGAATAAAGGGCGCGTCCTTGAACTTTATCTCCGCCAGTAAGTTGTTTCATCATACCTTCATTGATGACGTCGTCTTTCGACGGTTCTTGCATGACTGCAAAGCGTATGCCTTTGAGTCCCACAATTTCGGGGGAAACACCGCCAATCGATCCGCGTTTTTCCGTAATGAGCGAGAGGGCGACGTCGCCCTTGTAATCACCAAGCACATCCTCCATCAATTGAATGAGTACCGATTTCCCGTTTTGACCTACTCCGATATAATTATTGATCGTCTGGTTTTTGTTGCCACCGATAAGGGTAGATCCTAAATGTTCCCACATATATTTCCTCAATTGTGGATCGGGGAATAATTTGCACATGAAATCTTCGATTTCCACTTGGATCGGGCGCGTAGATTCACTCAGTGGAATATAGTCGATACGTGTAGTTTTCGAGATGTAATCTTCGGGTTTTCCCATACGCAAACAATTCTCTTTAAAGTCATATACGCCATTATTGAAGCAGAGGAGATTGACATTCTCGTCCAATTTCGAAGTGAAATACTTGTCGTAAAAGAGATCCGCCGCCTCCGTCATGATATTCTTCTTATTGCACGTATTGCCAATCATTCCGTGAATATTCATGCAAACGCGTTTGCGCATTTCGAGCGATTTTTTGAGCGGACTTGCAATCGCCTTTTCGGGATCACTATCGTCGAGTAATCCGCCGTTCGGCAATGCATGCAATTGCGTCTGAATACTGTGGATTTTCTTTTCGAATAACCGGCGCAAATCATCGGTAATGGCACGGCGCAAAGATGTACCCGAATCGTTTTCTTCCCACCTATTATTTACGAATCGATACCACATCTTGTTCTTGATACTGGCGCATATGTATTCGTCCTTGTGTAGTTCATATAGGATAATTGCAATGTCGTAATCACTGCATTTCTGCGATTTGGATTTCTCGTCCGACATTGCAATGCAGGATGTAATGACTTGGTCGATGAAATAGTCGATGGTGGTGACGCGGACTTTTTCGTATTCATCGAATACCTCGTTTTTCGCCCAGTGCATGATGGATCTTTTCGTGAGTCCATTCGGATCATTGAGATCGAACGTTGTCCATTTGTCATATAGATCACGTATGTCGGAATAATTGAATGTGGTCGATCGCGCACTGAATGCGAGCCATACGATGAAGAGATGGTCGCTGATATTGCGGAGGGCCCATCCCACGCGAATCCATTTCATGAATGATCCCGCCCCGTAGTATCCCACGGGGAGAATCATCGTGTATTTATACGCCTCGTGTATTTCGTAATCTTTCGTGCCGTCGAGAAATTGCGAAAGTGCGTTTTTGAGATCGTCCTCGTTCTTGATCGTATTGCAATATTCGAGGTTTTCATACGCCGTCGCGGATGTCGACGTCGTTTTCGCCGGATTTGCCATTTTGGGGCGCTTGCGCGCCACGGCCTCGCCACCATTCTCCGCCAAAAACGACGCATGATCCTCTGCAAAATCTCCGCGCAAGAAGGGGGCATAATTCCCAGTATATCTTACCGAAAGCATATCCAGATGGTCCGATACGTTGAAATTGGCGACATTGGTGATACTGAACTCTTCGTCGCTCGGATCGTAGGTGATTTGTTTCACTGTCGTCATTTTATACGTTGCGTGGTTCGGTTTTCCCGATCCAAACAATTGCCAATTGCATGTGCCTTTTACAATACCCTCGTCAAAGACATCTTCCCAAGTATTCTCAATGGGGATACTTGCCCATCCGGTTTCCCCGATTCTATCGATAACGCGTTTGCGCAAAATCTGCTGGGTAACCCGGTCACATTTGAGATGGATTATTAGGTGAATTCCGTCCTTGGTCCGGTTTTTATCCTGCTGACGATTGATCGTGTCCTTTTCATATACGATGAAATGGAACTTGGCATCTTCGTCAAACTGGTAGATTTTTTTCAATTCGTCTAAATAAAGACAGATTAATTCATCTATATGATCTTTGGTATAATATCTTGTGTCGGTTTCATATGGGAAACGCAAGTCAATGTCACATAGAATAGGTCCATCGGTTGTCAATTGCTTCTCCGTGAGATATTCGGGTTTTTTCTTTTTTAGGATATCGCGATCGTATAATTTGAGGAATTCGGAATATTCTTCGGGGGGGATATGATACGATCCTCCGGCGATTTTGAGATTGGGATCGCCGATCCGTGTATTCGTAATCTCTTTATCCCCTCCCGCTTTCACGAGATGCGCTTTCATAAATTCGTCGAATTTCTTTGCCCTTGCTCCTCCTCCTCCCCCTGTTGTTGCTTTTTGTGATTTTGGTGCCTTTGGTGCTTTAGGTTTAGATTCGACTGGAGTAGTTATGGTAACAATTTGCGCTTCGTTCATTTCCGTCATAGTTAGAGTATGCTTCTATATTTTAATTGATTTTTTAAATCAATTTTTAGGGGAACCGATAAGCGAAGCGGAGTGTTCCCCTAGGACCCCTCCCTATCGAAGGAACCATACGGTTCCCTCAAACACCCTCCCCATTAAGGGAACCTACGGTTCCCTCAAACACCCTCCCTTTACAGTACCTTTTCACATTGGTCATATAGAAAATATATATTGTCTCTCTCTCGATTTGATTTTCACATTGGTCATATAGAAAATATATTGTCTCTCTCTCGAT